CCGCGCGAGGTCGAGGGCGACCTCTACTGGCCCGAGCGCTTCCCGCCCGAGGTCGTCGAGCGCGACCAGTTCGTCATGGGCCCTTACGCCGTGGCGAGCCAGTTCGAGCAGTCTCCCGCCCCGCGTGGCGGCGGGATCCTGAAGCGCGAGTGGTGGAATCTGTGGCCGCCGCGTGGCGCCGACGAGGAGCTGCGGACCCGCTTCCCGCCCTTCGACTACGTGCTCGCGAGCCTCGATCCGGCGATGGGCGAGAAGGCCGAGAACGACGAATCTGCGCTCACCATCTGGGGCACCTGGAGGGCGATGCCGTCGCACTCGACGCAGCTCGCGCTGCCGGATGGCTCGCTGCTCCGGGCCGATGAGATGCCCCTGGTGACGCTGCCCAGGCTGATGCTGGCCTATTCCTGGAGCGGCCGGCTCAACTTCGCCGCCTTGGTCGACAAGGTCATCGAGCTGTGCCGCAAGCAGAAGGTCGACAGCCTCCTGGTCGAGGCGAAGGCGAACGGGCTCTCGCTGGTGCAGGAGATTATCCGCCTGACCCGTGAGCAGGAGTTCGCCGTGATCCCCAGGCCGGTGCCGGGCGACAAGGTCGCCAGAGCCAATGCCATCGTGCCCATCTTCACCGCCGGCCTCGTCTTCGCCCCCGACCGGAGCTGGGCCGACAAGGTCATCGGCCAGTGCGAGGTCTTTCCCAAGGGCATGCACGATGACCTCGTTGATTCGACGACCCAGGCGCTACACTACCTGCGCGAAATCGGACTGGCCCAGTTCTCGGCCGAGGTCGAGATGGAAGAGCGGCGGCAGCTGATGTTCCAGTCCGCCGGGGATCGACCGCTACCCTATCTGGTCTAGGAGGCGCCGATGGTTGGACGTCGCGAAGACCGTTTCTGCGTCAATTGCAAGCACGGCCACGAGGCCATCATCGGCCAGGGCCGGCCGTTCCTGGTGTGCGAGCGTCCGAACCTCGTCGACCTCGTGACCGGCGAACGTCACGCGGTCGCCTGCGAGGTCGAGCGCAACAGCGCCGACAGTCACCGCTGCGGGCCCAGTGCTTGGCACTACGAGGCCAAGGATGCCGAAGCAGCGGCCTGAGGCGGACTGCGGCTGCTTCTCCTGCGCGCTCGGCCGGCTCATCGACGAACACTTTGCGGGCCTGCAAGAAACCCGGCTCCAGATCGAAACCATGGCCGGGCACCTTGCCATGATGATCTCCACGCTACCGGACGAGATGCACCCCAGGGCCCTCGACTTCGTCGAGGGCCTGATCCGTCGGGATGTGCAGGAATACGAGAAGCAGGATGAGGCCGTGGGGGATGTGGCCAACGAGCTGCCGATATGACGCTCGATCTCGATCCGCTCACCGCCATCCTCTCGGACGATCTGACCGTTGTGGAGTGCTGCGGAACGTGTGACTATTTCGCCCCTCACTGGGGCGGCATTTGCCGACGGTGGGGGCCTACCGCAGTTCCGCTACCGGCACGCAGCAATGTGATCGCGGCCAACGGCCAGGAGGAGTTCAAGCTCTCCTCGGCCGGCATTTGGCCGCCGGTCAAAGCCGAGCTGTGGTGCGGCGAATGGGCGCCCATCAATCACAAACGCAAGAGGCTCGGCGACGATGGCAGAGGTAACGGTCAGCAGTGAAGATCTCGAGGCGCTGCTCTTCGCCACCGGGGTGATCAAGCGGATCGAGCAGGCTGTACACAGCCTGCCCGACGATCCGCAATATCTCCAGGCGCTGCCCAAGCTCTCGAGCGCTCATGCCCGGATCGCCACGGCATGGCGCCGGGCGACGCGCCCCGACCCGCAGCCGCTCGACACGATCCACCTGGGCCCGGCAGAAGAGAGCCTGCTGCGCGAGCTGTTCGCGCTGCCGCTCAACAAGCATCTGCTCGTACCGACCGACGATGCCAGGGTGCTGGTGGCGCGCGATCTCTCGCGCTTCCTCCTGGTGCAGTTCGCCAATGTGCGTCACGCGGTCTTCTGGGGCGCCGATATGCCGGAGTTTTGCGATCTGGATCCCTGGCCGCGCATGGCGATCCGCCTGCTGCCGCGCGGCGAGGAGTACTGCCAGAAGATCCTGGTGCTCCAGCGCGAGCTGGTTCGAATGGAGCACAAGGCGATCCGGTCGGCCGAGATCCGCCGTTTCGAGCCGCCGCTGTCCGGGCCATAAGGTGAGCCGTGAACGACAGCGACATCGCCCCGGTCTTGGTCATCATGGCCGGCGCTGTGCTGGCGATTATGGTGATCTGGTGGATAAGCGGATGGTAGAGGACTTGCTGTTTCACTGCACCGAGCGCTACGCCTACGGCTGGATCGATGCCCGCTTCTTCCTGCGCGACATCGACATGCCTGGGCCGCGCGAGAGCGAGGTGTCGAAGGCGATCCGGGCCAAGGTCCAGGGCGCTTGGGACAGCTTCAATGGGCGCAGCGGGCCCAGCTCGCCCTGGCCAAGAGAATGAAAGTTAAGGCGCCGTGGACGCCGGAGCAGATGGTCGCTCTCAATCGTTGGCAGCACTTCGATAGCGTGCATCCCTTCACCTGTCCCAACGAGCATAAGGGCTCGCGCGTCCTGATCGCCGGCTTCAAGGGCTGGACCTGCCGGTGCTGCGATTACGTCCAGGACTGGGCGCATGACTTCATGTTCGAGCCATGGCCGCGCCGTTCTACCGAACCGACATGAGCTGGTGGCGCCGCACCTGGGCGTGGCTCAAGAAGCAGCTCGGCTGGCCAAAGCCGCCGCCATGATGCCGGTGTGGGAGCTGGTGCCGTTGAGCTTTCTGACGGCCTTCGCCCTCCTCGCCATGCTGGAGATCTACACACGTATTCTCGTGGCGCTGGTCGATGCGTGGCGCCAGATCGTCTTTGAGGAAGAGTACTGGCTCGAATGATCCACTTCCGCCAGCACGTGCCGAACTATGTCGACATCGGCGACGAGCCGTGGTTCGAGGCCGATGTCGCGACGGTCGCCGAGATGCTGGAACTATCGCGGGTGAAGCAGTGGACCGAGCCTCGGCTGAAGTTCACCGGCTGGTCGCTGGCGCACCGGCCCTACAGCGAACGCAACCGGAGCATCGACGGCAAGGTCGAGGGCGGCCCGCACTTCTACGAGGACTGGCTGCTGATGGCGAATTTCGATGATCCGACGAGCTGGTGGGTGGTCGGCTATATCACCGGCCTGACGCCCGAACAGGCAAGCGAGCTGCGGACCTGGAAGGGGCCGAAGTGATCGGTGCGGCGGCGTGGATGGACACGCAGCGGACTGTGTGCGTGAGCGGCCACGGTCAACGCGGGCTAATTCCCCTAGCCGGTATCAACCCCGGCCCGCACCGGCCATGATCCTCGACCGACGCAAGTTCCTGGTTGGCATGCTCTCGGCTGCGGTCGCGGCGCCGGCCATCGTCAAGGCCACGTCCTTGATGAAGGTCAAGCTCATCGACATCGACCCCGAGGCGATGGAGTTCCTGCCCTACCCGCTCGGGGGGCATCCGCACGGCAGCGGCATCGACCTCGCGGCGATCCGCGAGCTGCTACTGCCCGGCCTGCGTGCTCTCGAAGGCCAGTACCGTATGGTCGGTCCACAATGGACGGAGGTGTTCGACAAAACATGATCGGTTTGCTCATCTACCTGATCATCATTCTCATCATCTTCGGGGTCATTCTCTACGCCATCAATGCCTTGCCGATCCAGCAGCCCTTCAAGAACATCGCCTACATCCTGGTGATCCTCGTGTTGCTCTTGATCCTGCTCAGCTTGATCGGCGTGGTCCCGCTCGGGACACCGCACGTCCTCATGCAATAGATGGCTGTCGTCGGGCGCGTGAACGGCGCCGCAGCTCGCAGCTTTCCACCACAACCACACTGGGACGGTCTTGGCTTCTCGGGCGATCAGAACGTCGAGATCACCATTGGCCCGGCCGACAGCAAGGACGTTCAGGATGCTGCTGCTGCAAGCGGCGTCGACATCGATGTCGATGCCGAGGGCGAAGTCACCGTCGACCGGGCGCCGGATGACGATGTTGACTTAAAAGTCAACTTCGGCGCGAACCTCGCCGAGCGCATGGGCGAGCAGGCGCTGGCCATGATCTCGGCCGATCTCTACGAGGGCATCGAGGCCGACGAGCGCTCGAGGTCGCAGATGCTCGCGACCTACAACGACAACATCGACATGATGGCGGTGAAGATCGAGCACGCGCCGGGCGGCGACGGGCAGTCGATCTCCAACTTTCGCCATCCGGTGATGCTCGAGGCGACGGTGCGCTTTCAGTCGGCGGCCGGCGCCGAAATGCTCCCGGCGTCGGGGCCGGCGAAGATCCGCAACGATGGCGGCGATACCATCGAGCTGGACGAGATCGCCTTCGCCTTCGAGAAGGATTTCAACCACTACCTGACGACCGTCGCGACGGAGTACTACCCCGACACCGACCGGGCGCTGTTCTATTTGGCGTACGGCGGCTGCATCTTCAAAAAGATCTATACCTGCCCCGTCCGGCGCCGGCCGGTGAGCGAGGCGGTCTATATCCCCGACCTCATCGTCAGCAATGACTGCACCGACCTGCAGAACGCGCTCCGCGTCACCCACCAGCTCAAATACCTGAAGAGCGAGGTGACGAAGATGCAGCGCATGGGGCTGTGGCGCGATGTGCCGCTGACCCTGCCGCCTTCGCTGCCGACGCCTTCGGACATGAAGGAGGCCGAGGTCACCGGCATCAACCCGATGACGCCGCGCATCCAGGATGCCCGGCGCATCATCTGGGAGTGCTACACCGAGCTGGACCTGCGCGAGCACGGCATGAGCGGCGAGAAGGGGCAACCGAGGGGGTTGCCGATTCCCTATCGCGTGACCCTGGACAAGGAATCGCGGCAGGTGCTCGAGATCCGGCGCGACTGGTCGAAGGGCGACGAGCTGTTCCGGCGCAAGAAGCACTTCGTCAAGTTCGGCTTGGTCCCCGGCTTCGGGTTCTACGACCACGGCTTCTTGCATCTGATGGGCAACCAGACCAAGACGCTGACCGCGATCTGGCGGATCCTGGTCGACGCAGGAATGTTTTCCAACTTCCCTGGCGGCGTGATGATCGAGGGCGCCAGGATGAAGACCAACATCCTGCGCCCGAACCCCGGCGAGTTCCTGACCATCAACACCGGGCCGCAGCAGGACATCCAGAAGGCCTTTGCGCCCCTGCCCTACAAAGAGCCCTCGACGGTGCTCTTCCAGCTCGCCCAGGCCATCGAGCAGAGCGTCAAATCGGTCGGCATCGCGGCCCAGCTCGAGACGGGCGAGGGCCGGACGAACATTCCGGTCGGCACGATCATGAGCCAGATCGAGCAGCAGACCCAGGTCATGCTGTCGGTGCACAAGCGCCTGCACCGGGCCCAGGCCGAGGAGCTGGCGTGCCTCAGGGAGTTGTTCGCCGAAGACCCGACCATGCTGTGGAAGTTCTTCGGCCGCAACAAGGAGCCGGCTAAGCAGTGGATGGTGCCGGACGAGTTCATGAACCTGAACCTCGTCCCGGCATCGGACCCGAACGTGCCGTCGCAGATCCACCGGATCATGTTGGCGACGGCGCTGACCCAGCTCGCCCAGCTCGGCGGCCCGTCGGTGTTCGACATCCAGGCGACCGCCAAGCGGCTGCTGATGATGATCAACGTTACCAACCCCGACGAGATTCTGATGACGCCGGCCAAGCAGGCGGCACTCGGGCAGGGCGGTCCGCCGCCCCCGGATCCGAAGGTCCAGGCCGAGCAGCTCCGGCAGCAGACCAAGACCATCGAGGCACAGATGCGGGCCAAGGAGGATCAGACCGATCTGCTGCAGGAGCAGATGGGTGCCACCAACAAACTGCGCGAGCAGCAGGCCGAAGGCGCGCAGCGGCATCTCGACCGGCAATCGCAGGAGCGGATCCAGTCGATGAAGGAGCAGACGGCGCGCCTGCAACACCGTGGTCAGGAGGCGCAGGAGGGTCAGCGTCTGGGCCTCGATGCCGAGAAGCAGCGCCACGACATGGCCATGGATCATGCCGGGCTGCAGCTCGATCACGCCGGGCTCGCCCAGCAGGAGCAGGAATCGCAGCGCGAGCACGCCCTCGGGCATGCCGGACTGCAACAGCAGGAGCGCACGGCGCAGCGCCAGCACAGTGTCGATCAGGCCGGGCTCGCCCAGGAGGCGCACAGTTCGCAGCTCCAGCACGACCTCGATCAGGCTGGACTCGCCCAGCAGGAGCGCACGGCGCAACGGCAGCACACTGTCGATCAGGCCGGGTTGGCGCAGCAGGCCGAGGACTCGCGGCAGCAACGCGCTGTCGACAAGCAATCCCTGATGAACGACCGGCTGAGGGCGGTCGCGACGCAACCGCCAGGGTCGACGGGGCAGGGTTGAGTCGTAGGGATCGCAACCGGTTTCGGGATCCCACCTCTCGATGGGCCTAGCCCCGTCGTCGCGCAGGATAACGCAGGAGGACATGATGGCAAATAGACTCGAGGGCGCCGGCCGCAAGAAGGCGCGCAGCTTCCTGGTGAAGGCCGGCTACAAGGCCGGCGGGTGCGTTGGCGACGTCAAGGAAGGCGTGCACAAGCACGAGAGCTTCCTCCACCCCGGCTCGAAGAAGACGCCGCTGAAGAAGGCCGGCGGCTCGGTCGTCGAGGGCAAGCGCAATGGCGGGCGGCTGGACAAACGCGCTCGCGGTGGTGCCCTGTCGACTGGGGCCAAAAGCCGGTCATTCAACCGGATGAAGCTCAGCGACGACAACGAGTTTCGCAACAAGTACGACGACAATG